CTGGGGTTTAAGGTCAAAAAGTACGCACAGCCCAAACCTGTTAAATTTATTAATACGTTGGCGGGTGGTTTGACAAAGCTTGTTTAAAAATATATAATTTACTTAATCTTTACCTACAAGGATGGTAGGTCGGACGGGCACAAGGCTCGTCTTTTTTTATGGCAAAAATCATTGATACCGTCTCTGACGCAATTACATATATAAACAGTCTTTATGAATCTGACTCATCGGCACCATCATCCGGAGATGAGGATTTTACTGTTTGGTTGTCACTCTTGAATGTTGCCGTCAATATCTGGGAAAACGAGGAGGGTGTGTTGTGGAAGGAGTTGTTTGTTAAGTTGGCCGATGCTGCGACGGGGGATAAAACTACGTCCGCGGAAGATACGTCTTATGCGTGCCCAACAGATTTTAAGTTTCCTGCTAGTGGTTATGTGTGGCTGGGTTCTGGGACGAATAAAGTCGCATATAAGGTAATATCCCAAGAAAAGGCACAGACTTTGGAGAATGATACATCCCACTGGTGCTATTTCCTCCTAGACGGTTCGCCAACTCTGGAATTTAATCCGAATCTTTCTAGCACTTTTCCCGCAAATTACACTATTTCCTATAATTACTACAAGAACGCTACCAAACTAACCGCGGGGGCATCCGTGTTTGAGATGGCCGACCCCATGTTCGCAGTTTATTATGTTCTATCAGAGCTTAAAAAAGACGAGGGGGATACATCTGCCCTTGGAATAGCTACGCAGAAACTAGAGGGCATGCGAACGCGGAACGTCGCTCCCGCATGGTTGCAGGACAGTACAGAATTTAGTCCCGCAGATGACGGGTTTGGTGTTTAAATGCGTTTTACAGGTCGTGGAAACGGCGGACAAAAAGAAATAACCATCGGAATCGATGATTTTTCCGGGGGTAACTCCTCTTTGGTGCAGGAGGCGCGAATGAGTCCGAAATTTGCGGTTCAAAGCACCAACCTCATGCAGGTACAGGACGGTTTGTGGAAAACACGTTGGGGTAGAAATTATTACGGTGCGTCCCATCCCGCAACAATCGACGGTGCAGCCGAGTATGTAAAATCCGATGGAACCACAGAACTAATCACTATCAGTAACGGTACTGCTTATAAATCTACCGATGGGGGGACTCTCACCGCAATAACGGGCGCAAGTTTTACCGCAGGAATACAGTGTTACTTCATGCAAATCGCCGGATATTTGTATATTGCCAACGGAACGGACTCACTGACCAGGTATGATGGGTCGGTTTTAACCACGTACACAGAAATATCAGCCCCAACCAATCTGACAGCATCTCGGGTCGCCTCGGGGCTTACTAGCGGTATTTATACATATTACGCCCAGGTTACTGCGCTTAACAGCGTGGGTGAAACTGTGGGATCTACCGAAGCCTCGATCACGGTCAATAAGACCAGAGATAGTTGGGTCGCGGGAACGGATAAATTAACATGGTCTTGGACGGCGTCATCTGGCGCTACCCGATATCAGATATATCTCTCAGATCAATCCGGTTATGAGGTACTCCTAGGGAACAGCGATGTAACAAACTTTACCGATGACGGCACAAACGACCTGAATGTTTATATAGAGGTTCCTGATGCCAATACTACCGGAGCACCAAAATTTATCTCCATGGTTCTGTCGGGTAATAGAGTTTGGGCAACCAACAACACAGCGGACATGTACAAGGTATATTTCTCGGGGACGGGTTCTTTTATTGGAAACTTCTCTGATTTTTATGGCGGCGGTTGGATTAATCTGGAAAAGGGTGGGCGCGAGATTCCTGTTGCAGTAAAACACTACCAGAGTGGTACCGGTGAGGGTAGAGCCACGGTTTTATCGAGAACTCCCGACGGCAGGGGAGCCGTCTGGCAGATAACCATCACAAGTGCTACTGTTGGGAGTACATCTTTTTCGGTGCCGTCCGCAACAAAGGTGGTGGGGTCGTTTGGTACTGAGTCAGCACTGGGGGTTGTTGCTACCCCGAATAATCTAGCCTTCCCAAACAGGAAGGGTTGGTTTGATTTAGGTAGCGAAAAGAATTATTACGGTATCCTGCGAACAAATGAAAAGTCTCAAAACATTCGTCCCTACTGGAGGAGCTTGTCTGGAGCTAAGATGAACACTGTTTGTGCGTATTATTACGATGCTAAGGTTTTTATATCGGTTCCCACATCGAGTTCGGGGAATGACCGGGTTATTGTGTGGGACGATGAAAGAGCAAACTGGTCGGTTGATTGGTCGTTTGGTGTTAAACAGTTCCTTGAATATACTACAGTATCGAAGGATACGAAGTTTCTGTGTATTCCCACGACCGGAACTCGGTTGGTAGAGATCTCAGAAAACATACTTAACGATTTTGGAGCCGCTTTTACACAGACATATTTATCTCCTCTTATTCCGGTGTCCAAGGTAAAAACCGATATTTTGAATCTAAAAGAGACTGTTCTGGAACTTGGAAACCCGCGTGGAGCCATAAACTTTCAAGTATTGGGAATTGGCAAGTCCAATAGTTTCAATACAATCGCCACAGCGACCATAACCGATTTTGGATCTAACACGGGTATTGGTACCGATCTGTTTGGTGAAAATCATTTCTCTGAAACGCAGACAAACACTTCGGGGGGAGCGGGGAGTTGGGCAATAATTCTTGTGGACGCACCATCGACATTTACGCAGGCCACAACTAAAAAGGCTATCAAAAAAAGAGCTAAGGTGTACAACATTCAGTACAAGGTTTCTTCCAGCACGGCGGACACGGATTTTACCATATTATCTCTTCAATCTAAGGGCACTTTGGTTAGACGTAGACTGCCATCCAGTTGGACGTAAAATTGACAACTATGTACAAAGGTTATAAAATTACAATATCTTTGCTAACACGAGCGGTTAGACAGACCAAGAACCTTGGGGTGATTGGTCTTTTTTTATTGGCAAAACTATTGGGATTGAAAAGGAAATAACATGGCAGCGGCAAATACAGATAAGTTCAAAAAAGGAGCTAGGAAATGGGTTGGACAGATAGGCTCGGGAGGGGTCTCGGACGCAGTAGTTACCACCATCCCACTCTCCTCGGCTACAGGGCTTCCCACCGACACCGCAGTGGTTGCAGTAATCGACCGTGTGGATTCTGCGGGAACTAAAACTCCGTCACTTGAGGAAACTGTTGTGGGTGTAGTTAGTGGTTCTAACCTCGTGACTGCCACACGCGGCGCAGAGGGAACCGCGCAGGCACATTTAGCAGGCGCTGTGGTCGAAATACTGATAACTAACGTTGGGTGGAATGATCTGATAGATGGGTTACTTGTCGCGCACAATCAAGATGGAACGCATAAATCCGGCTCTGTATTAACACTTCCTCAAATTAACGATACTTCCTCGGATCATCAATACATACTTTCTGTCTGCGAACTTGCCGCTGATAGAACAGTAGCGTTACCACTTTTGACAGGAAATGACGAATTTGTATTTAAAGACCACACACAAACATTTACCAACAAACGTATATCCAAACGTGTTGTGGTAACTACCCAAAGTGCCACACCTACTATAAATACAGACAGCGGGGATATTTTCCAGATAACGGGACTCGCCCAGGCTATAACTTCTATGACAACAAATCTAACGGGAACACCGGTCGCTGGGGACATGATCGAAGTTCAAATAACGGACAACGGTACGGCGCGGGCCATAACATGGGGCGCATCTTTTTCCGCAACTACAGTGGCCCTGCCGGCTACCACCACAGTGTCTACTATGTTGCGCGTACTATTTCAACGTAATAACGCGAACACTGTTTGGGATTGTATTGGGAGCATATAAATGGCGGAATTGGTAAACCTTCCTTTATTCAATGACGCGAACATCGTTTCCTATTGGAGAATGGAAGGCAACAGCAATGACAGCAAAGGATCAAACAACGGTACCGATACGGGTATTACCTACAATGCGGTAAAAGGCAAATTCAACCAGGGCGCCGGTTTTAACGGAACTTCTAGTTTCATTTCTGTCGGTACAGCGGTGCCGAATTTCACAAACGGTTTCTCCTTCGTTGCACACTGCATGCCACTGGGGGCACATGGGGGGGGTTATGGAGGGCTTTGGCACGATCAAAGAGATGCCACGAGAAGTCGTTTGCTCATAAATGATAACGGGAGTGTTTTAGCTCAATTTAATATCAACGGCGTAGATGGCTCCTTTGCGAGTTCTGCTGGTGTTGTAATTTCTAATTCTTATAACTCTGTCATTTATACCTACAATGGATCGCAGGAGAAGATTTATGTAAACAGCATTCTAGTTGCGTCACAAAATACGACAGGAAATATGGGAACAAGTGCGGGTGCGAGAATTATTGGACGGGGTTCCTCTGCGACCTATTATTTCAACGGTAATGTCGACGATGTAGCTATCTTTAGTAGGGCACTGACTCAAGCCGAGGTAATACTTATACACAATCCCGGTGGCGGTTTCTTTGGGTTTCTATAAATGAATAATAAAGACGAATTGTTTAAAATAATACTAGACCAACAAGAACGAAATATACAGGCCTTTGAGGGGGTAAAAAATGCCCTCCAAAATATTAACGATTTTAATGTTCTGCACGCAACAAAAGAGGGGGACAATTATATGGCTATAAAGAACTTAATTTCTTCCAATAAGTCCGTTGTATCAATATTGCAGTGGGTGATCGTGGCCGTAGTATCAGCCCTAATCGTACTGGCGGGCGCAGGGAGGGTATTGGAGTTCTTGCCCTTTTTGGGTAAATAACATGCTTCCAACTATTTTGTACTACACAACTCTTCTTCGTATCCCTATTTTTCTGCTAGTTGGTGTAGAATCCTTAGCAACGTTTTTCTTATACCGCTACGGGTATTTTAAGTTTAAACCGACTAAGATTATTTCCATACTATCTTATTTCTTTCTTTTCCTAGGTTTAGATATGATATACCAATCCTTTATACCGTTCGCACTTATGACAAATGCAAAGGCGCACGTTTACCTTACTACAGCACTACCCATTTTTTTAATTCCGTTGTTTATCTCTATTCGTGCGTTTCGTCTTGAGTCGGTTCGAGATGATGGCAAGAAACTGGAGGTTAAGAAATGAAACAAATAGTACTTCAGGCAGGACATGGGGGGATCACTTCTGGAGCTACAGGTGCTCCCGGGGAACAAAAGTGGACAACAACTATAGTCCCTATGATAGCTAAACTCCTCGAAGACGCGGGGGTGGTGGTTTATCAAACGGGTTCAAAGGCTAACGAAGATCCAAAGGTAGTAGAGACCGATTGGGACATCTTTTTAGCAGTTCATTACGATGCTGACATTTACAACGATTCCGGCGGATTTGTGGACTTTGCCGACCCAACAACGGATTTAGCAACAAAAGAATCCCAACGAATGGCTGCAGTACTCGCGGAGACCTATTTCGATAGAACGGGGATAAAAAACATGCCTAAACGCTCTAACGCCA